CTGGCCCTCCTGGACCTGGTGTAACATATAGAGGTACTTGGGCATTAAATCAAGAATATGTTTTTTCATTATATATTCAGATTAATTAAGTCGAAAACAAAAGAAATCAATATTATCAATAGTAATTTCGTGTTCTTCTCCATCCCAACTACTGATAAAATGACCTCTACCATCGCAAGCTATCGCATCATTAACAAAATGATCTACATCTTTTATTAGTGATAATATTGCGTCGTTTGAGTCTTCGCATAGTTCTCTTAATTGTTCAAATACTTTAATATTAACATCACTGTGAGATGCTAAAAAATCAGTATTAAACGCCCAAACTGAATCCAATATCATTTCTTTTGCGAGTTCGTCTGCTTCGGTATCAGTTAAGCAAAGCCAATCTCCATCAGTTAATAATTCAACTGCTTCAATTAATTCAACCTCTGCTATTGCACTAATTGAAATCACTCTTGAATCAGTCAGTGATAAGCCGTTTTTTAATGTGGTGTTGTTTGTCATTTATACTACCTCTTGTTTTATATGTTGCTTAAATGTAGCCTTTGAATAACAATCTGTCAACACTTCTTTTAATATCAAAATTCAGTCTAAATGGATCTAAAAAGAAGTTGAACGGCTAAAGATCCATTAATCAAAAAAGTTTTATTTTTTGGTATATTTTGGTATAAATAAA